AAGAAAAAAATGAAGTTTGGCAGTATTCATTGCCAGGCATTATTGAAAATAACATTATTTCTACAAAACAACATTTCTTTAGCAGTAAGCTGTTTAAGTATGTAATGCTTTTTTTTCTTTTTGCTATCATCGGGATCTGCTGTTGATGTCGTTAATTTGCTAGCATTGGCCTGGTATTTACCTGCTCTGTTAGTGGCATCTGCTATTACACGGTTATTTTCGATATATTCTTTTACTGCCTTATCCACATCAGACAAAGAAATTCCTTTGTATAAATTACCATTTTTCTTTAGTTCATCTCTGATAGCATTATTATAGGCAAAGCTGTTTCGATTAGACGTGCCATCGATAGGCTTTAATTTGACTAATCGATCCATCTGTTCAGTGCTTAGTCCTACGCTTCCCGACAGATGCGCATTCTTTTCCGAATACTCTCCGACAGTATTAAAAGCATGTTCTGCCATGGCTGCTTCCCTAAGCAATGCTATTCTTGTTTTTACTAATTTGTTGAGTTCTTCTTGTGATAAGTTCTCTTTACCTAACATCTTCTGCAACTCGCCTTGTGCTATGTTAATTTCATTTTGACTTTTCTTTCTGTCGTTCATGATATTAATCAAAGTTTGCATACGTGTTATTTCTGGAGTATTGCTTGCACTCCAAAGACTCTTCTGATAATCAGAGAATATATTCTTTATTCGTTTGGCTTCCTGATACACTTCAAACAACTTTCCACCAATAGCCGCCAACGCAGAGAATATAATCGCTGGCGCAAACGAACTCCAAAGCCCTTTCAGAGATAGCATCAATCTTTTTGCTTGTCCTCCTACGATAATGCAGGCTTTTTTAAAGCCGTTAGCTCCTGCCATAGCGGAAGTAGTTGTGGATATAGATTTTTCTTTATCAAGCGCTTTTTGCTCTATCGCTCTAGCTCTTTCGAGTGCACTTTCAGCAGATATTCGAGCCCGGATGGCCTTGTCTTTTGCAACCTCCGCTGTTATTACATCAGATGCTACACCATTAGCTAGCGCCGTCTGATAATTGGCTTCTGCAAGTGCTTCCGCTTTTCTTTTTACGGCTAGTGTCTGTTCTGTCAAGACCCTTTTCTCTGTAGCTGCTATAGCTCTAGCGGATGCTCTTTCACCGCTCATTGCTACGTTGTCATAAGCAACAGACCACCCTCTCCACATTTTGGTAGCGGCATTTATGGCAACAAATACAATCGCGGCAAAAGCTAGCAACATTATATTCTTGAGATTATCCCCAAGTCCTTGAACGGCCCCGGTCAACCAATCAATCAGGGCTTTATATTTACTCTGTGCATCCGTCCCGTTTACAAATTCTGTAAATGCGTTTTTCAGGCGATTTACAGATGTTTCCAAGTTGTCAGTATCAACGTTAGGAATCATCTCGTTGAGTGCTTCTGCGAACTTAGGAAGCACGTCTTTACTCATTAGCTTACCCTGCTTCATCAGCTTGTCAAGTCCGGCAACAGAGACACCCGCAGCTTTTGCCATCGCCTGTAATGCAACCGGAAGACGTTCTCCCATCTGTAGACGTAATTCCTCGGAACTAATCTTGCCTTTACTCATCATTTGAGAAAGTGCAAGCATAACCCCATTACTATCGTCTGCGCTCATCCCAAAGGCTGTACAAGCGCGGGAAACAGATTCGAACACTTTCCGCTGATCCATCATTGACATACCGGAGATGGACGCGGCAGCCGTAAACTTGGCATAATTAGCCGTCAAAGCGTTAATCTCCAGTCCATACTTCTTTGCCAAGTCCAGTAAATACCGCTGATTGTCGGCATACTGTGACATACTACCGGACACATTCTTTAGTGCGGTAGTCACTCTATTAGTTTCACGAGCTATTTCAATGAGCCGAGAAATGAAATTACTCAAACCTAAGCCACCGGCCCCCAGAGCTGCAGCAAAAGTAAGAAACTGCATCTGCATTGATCTGAATGCAGCTTTCACTTGATTTGAACCTCTCTTGAAGTTTTCCGTCAAGAGATTGATCGCTATACTAAAGCTTAAACGTCCTGCCATAATATCTTTACTTACAATTATTTATTCCGTTATTCATAAATATTTCAAAGGTTTCTGCATCTTCCGCCAATGCTCTTTCAGCTTCTTTCATATCCTCCATCTCCTCCCAGGGGAATGAATATAGATCCCGGGCACTCGGCAACTTCTTGCCATCAACATGAGGGAGGATATTCAGATAAGTCCAGAGGCGATCACTCTCCATTTGCTCTTTCTTTTTACGCTCATATGCTTCGATATATAAAGGCAGATCACATAATTCCATTTCTTCCAATGCGTAATGCGCGTCTAATCCTGACATGATGAGCGTTGCAATCAATTCGCCAATCATACCAGGAGTGACCTCGGTACTACCTAGATCAGATGTTTCCTGTTTTGTCTGGAATTGGCTTAAAACTGCTGTTTCCCGTTCTAATACTGAAATCATTTCATGGGCTATCTTCTCATTGGCAAGCGTATGCCGGAATACCTCAAATGCATACATTACACCAGCAATGTTGCAGATGGTTGTAGTGTACAATAGTGCATCTACATCATCTTTGTCAGTGTAGTCCATCTGGGAAAAAGACTTTTTCCGAAGTTGTTCCCATCGTATAACTGATTTCATATTTATCTTTATCCTCATGTCTAGCCTGAATCTCTTTTTAGAAGCAGGGGCATTTATCGTTATGGGAGGTCCCGGACGATGGCATCTACTATTTATAACTGCTGCTACAACAAACAGCACAAATACGACAATGACTGATATTATGAATATGCCCATAGTTACTTTGATTTTTTGAATAAAAAAAGGCAGCCATCATCTGACCGCCTTCGTACTTGTTTACTTATTGCTTATTATGCTCCTGGAACGGCTTCAACCTTTTGCAAAGCACCAACTCCTTTAAAAGATGCAGAACATGTTGCAATCTGCCCGTTATCGCTCTTTAGTGACAAAGAGGTTAGCATAATCTCACCTTTGTAATTAGGTTTGGTAGTATCAATTGCGAAACTACCACCAACGTTGGTTTTATCAGTAATGGTTGACTCACCGACTACAAACTGGAATGTTTCACCCGTATCTACATGCTTCAGTAGTTCGTCGTAACTGGTTGCCCCTTCTAATCGGGTAAGCAATGATTCACTACTGATAGTGAAACTTTTCTTTCCTGGTAATGATGCAGACCAATCGCCGCACATTTTATTGGAAATATCAATCTCCTCAACTGACACTTCCAGGGAACAACTGGATGCGAACGCTACCGGATTTTCACCAAGGAAAAGGAATAACTGACCTCTTACGAGGTCTTTACTTGAATCATGTTTAACTGCTGCCATACTATTTAAAATTTTAGTTTTACGTTTCATTTTTACTCTACTGAAAATTGAAGCACCTGAAAGTATTTTCCTTCTGAATAATCCTCCGTAGAGTCTTCCAAGTGTATAGTCATATCCGGGTTAGAAAATTGACCTTCTAAAGCCTCATATATTAGAGAAGCCAACTGTAGGCTGCGATCATAATCATCACTAACAGCATTTACAAATACAGTAGGAATTTGCCGGGCAACGCCCATTTTAGTATATTCTTGTTTGTAACCATCACGCTGATAAATGATGAAATCACCTTCTGTTTTCAATGGAGCAACGACAGGAAATATTTTCTTTCCTATCAGAGAGGTGATCTCTTCTGAATCAAGTAAAATGCTTCTAATCTCGGTTGTAATTGCCAATTTATTCATTAGCTTCTGTTATTTATTCGTTGAACGGCTCTTTGGACACCTTGATAGAGTGCACTCATAGCCCTACCCTCTTCACTCACTTTTGTATCTGACCAAAAACGATTAGCTGGCATAATACCTCGATTCGCACCACTCTTTGTTCTTCTAATTTTTGTTCCGGAGTCCACCAAGTGAGAATGATTACCACCTGGACGATCAAAGCCCGCGAGTGCTCCTAGTTTATTCCGTTTAACTCGGTTTGTAAACGAGTTCATCAAGTGGTTGGTCTGTTTACCGTGGTAAAGAAGACGAGACCGGAGATTAGCTCTACCTTTAACTCTGAAAACATTAACTGCAGATCGAAGACCACTCTTTATAGCCTTGTCCTTTTCGAAGTCCTCTAAATTGTCTACGAGGTACTGAATGTTTTCCCGATCTATTTGTTTAATCTCGATCATGTATCAATTTTTTCAAGAGTTAATAGCAGACTATTATCGTTTATTTGAGGATTAACCATTTTGAGATTATACTCATTGCCATTGTAAGTAACATGGAGATTCTCTTTGATTGCCGGATAATTACGTACCTGAAAAACGAGTGTATGCCCGATAAATTGCTCCATTGCACTAACCCCGTCCCTGTCTGCAATAAGAGACATCTTCTTTCTACATGCCCGACATTTAAACACTTCTTTATACTCTTTCTTCACTGCCCCTGTAGGACTCTGCGTTTCAACCGGAGATTTGAATACAAGTAATTCGCGTAATAATCCTGCTCTCATTTTGAATAGTCTCTATAAAGATCAACTAAGTATTTTGCCCCTTGAGGAATTTCCTTTAGAGTGGCATACGCCGTATTTTCCCGATTTGCATAATAAGCACCAAGACACAGCAACATCGCCTGAACCAGCGGTGCCGGGATATTCTTACCACCGTCAATGGTAGCAAGTTCTTCCACTGACACACAAAGCTCCTTCGCAGTTTTTTCTTCAGCTACAGTGATAAGAGTCTCTATATACGGATCTTCATCCGTATATGAGGGCTCTATATTCAAGTGCCTTTTTGCCATATCTAAGGTCACGTATGCCATATTACTTCATGGATGCGATACAGAATGACTCTTTACGAATAAAGCCCATGTTCCAATATGAGTTGGTGATGAGTCTTACGGTACCATTGAGCGCTTGCGTATACGGATCGACCAACAATTCAATGCCTCCCCACTGGCCTAAGAAGTAATCAGCCCAATTACCAAATACAGCACCGAATTCGTCTGTAGCTTCTCCTAGTTCTTTTGGCAAGTTATTAGTGCGCAACGCTTTGTATCCATTAAGTTGTCCGTCACCATTGCCCGAGAAAATAAAGCCGCCGGCTCCTGATGCGTCTTTCACCTTCGTTTTTGCCTTACCGATGAGCGACGGATGAAGGACATAGGCGAGATTACCGAACAAAGCGTTCTGTGTGTCTGCATTCGTCTCCATTGCAACGATTTGTGCCCAGTTAATATCCCCTTTTACGGTACCACTAAGAGTGTGGAACATTCCATCCGGAGTGTTCTCTACACCCTTGTTTTTACTGAATGCTGTTTGCTCAATCTTTTGCGCAATAGCTACAGCAATAGCTTGGCGGATATAAGCCTCAACAGACGCATTCTCCTGAACGAGTAACTGTTTGGAGATATCGACATAAGCCGTCAAACGAAGAGGTTTGAATATTTCTCCTTTAGTAAAGTTACCAGCACCATCTTTTGCGGCACTGTTTTCCCCTTCCCAAAACACGTTAGCCCCTGAAAACTGTGGCCAATAGATATTGCCTTGCAGACCTGTCATAAAACGAGCTCCTGCACGGGCCAACACTAGTGCCGATTGCAATGGAAGTAACATTTCCTGTTGTTCTTCGTCGATGATAACGCCTGTAGCTGCTTCGGTAGCAGCGGTAAAAGCAGCACGTTTCTCCATGTTTACTGGAACGACAATACTGCGTTTGTCAGATATCTGCGCTCCTGATGAATTATGCAATGCGGTAGCTGTGTCAATAACGCTTGCGTCAGCATCGTTTTGTTTGTATCCATCCACCATGTTCGCAATCGCCCGACGCAATGAGAATCTCTCATTCGTTACAGGCTGATGTCTTTTACCTTGCTGACGATTCATAACCTCATGCTCTTCGATTTCGAGATCAATTTCCGCTCTGCGCTGCTGATTTGTTCCAAGTTCCTCGGCTTCTTCCGGTTTGAACTGACGTTTTTCAGTCTTTGCGCCATTAATAATCTCTTTAGAACGAGCAATCAGCTGATTTCTTTCGTCCTTTAACTCTGTAATACTTTTTTCTTTTGCCATAAATTTATAAATTTAATGATTTCTCTATGCTTTGGTAATACTCTTCTGGTATTGCCTGTTCGTGCTTACGAAGTTCTTCTTCAGCTTGTTCTTTTCCTCGCAAACACACGGACGTTTTGCTGTATGCCGCATTATACACGGGAGAGGCGTCATATAAATTGCCTATTTTGTGTACTGTGCGTTTCCAGGTTCCGTCACTCTTCTTTTCCCAAGTATCTTTTTCAACATCGAAACAGAAAGAGCTCTGATCTATCTCTCCGCGGCGGAGGTTTTCCAGCAACTCTTCTCCGAGTGCCGTTTTCGGTGCCTCGAATCGGTATTTTAATCCTTTATCATCCACGGATAGCAATAATGATCCTGTTCCTTCTTTACATCTTGCAAGAATACCACGAGCCTGATCGTGATTCAACAACGCAAATACATCGCTTTTTTCAATAACTCCGTCCAGAGCTCCACGCTCTATAACTTCTTCGAATGGAAGTCCGTCGGATGGTGTATTGAATAATAAAGCATAACCCTCTACAGTTCTCTTTTCTTCCGTATCTCCAGTTAGTTGCACCTGGAATGCAGTATTTCTTATTTCTCTTTTTTCGTCCATAACAGTGCTTTTACTTACTAACCAAAAAGTTGTCTGACAAATCTGGATTATTTTGCGGTTCAGCGACTTTTTCTTTAACCGCATTGTCCAGCGTCTGCACATTCACCTGTACAAAAGCTTTGTCTCCATTCTCAATTCTAGGCATATTATTTTCTCTTCGAACCTCGTTGGGTGTGGCTGCTCCTACGGTGGCCAAATCTTTCCAGAATGCCGCCTGTGCGCTCTTATCAGTTCTTAGAATAGCGGAAGTGTCGAATTCTGCTATAAATCTTCCTCGTTCAGATGGCAGAAAGACTTTGCGGTTAATTTCTAATTCTATTTTCGTAATGACTGCGAGAGCTGTGTCTGTTAAATATTGAAGTTGAGTAGCTTCTACTGTAGAATAACTGGATTTAGACAGATCGAAAGCTTTGACTGGAGATACAGAGAAGAATCGGCAGAGATCCACAACATTAAACTGTCTGCTTTCAATGAACTGACTATCTTTGGGGCTTATAGAAATGGGTTGGTACTTCATATTCCCCTCCAGCACAGCAATACCATTCGGGTGCCCAGTTATAGGATTCGTACGTTCTTCCCACGTTTGATATATTTGATCCTTTTTCTTCTCATCCAATCGGGCCCCTTCAACTGTCAGTATACCTGCAACACTAGCTCCACTTTTAAAAAAACCTTCTGCATGTTCCTCTGTACTAGTTGCAATCCCTAGGGATTGGCGGGCATGCTCCAGCGTAGACACCCCAATAATACCATCATAAGAGAAATTAAGTACGTGGATCATATCACGGGGTTCTACAGGTTCCCTGAATCCAACAACTTGGTATCTTTTACGCATAATTCCTGATCGGTCAGTAATCCAGGTAATCGTTACCTGACTAGATGGTAGATAAATGAGCTGTGTGGCATTCATCCTACTATCCCGCTCAATATATGCATAGCCATTACCTGTAAGCAAAACGGACGCCATGAGTGTTTTAAAGAAAACATACCGAGTCATATCTTCATTAGGCTCCATATTGAGCATGTAATATGCCGGATGCGATTTAGCCTCGGCCTTAAATCCATCTGCATCTAAATGATAGGTTTTCAGCGGAAGCACGGCCACACTGTCCGAAATGAGATCCACGCAGCGGTATACAGTAGACAACAGCATAGGTTTACTTCTGCTGGTAAACATAGGACGGGAGCCATTAAAACTCCAGGCTGTAACCTGTGATGTTTCCTGTTTACTCGCTTTTCGTATTTCAAATCCTAAAAATTTCATATATATGCTTTTTCTACTAACCAAAAAGTTGTCAGACAAATCAATAAAATTCTCCATAACGAGGAGAAACTAGATATATTCCAAGTGCTTCCAGTTTGGCGATCACACCATCTATTTTTTTCTCTTCAAACTGCTTGGACGGTTTTGTGTTGCCGTTCCGATCTCGGGCCATGACCACGTTACGGAAGCAATGCCGATTAATTACATTATTGTCGATAACGGCTTTACCGGAGAGAATCAAACGTTCCATCTCCTTTGTCGGGCGGTTGAAATTTCCGAGATTCTGACCATATGGCTCCATCGATAGCCCTTTTTCCTCTGCGTTAATGACAAATTGAGTGGAGTTCCAGGAGTCGTAAGCGATTTTTTGAATGAATACTATTTCCCGGATACTCATTATGTCATTCAGAATATAATCGTAATCGGTCACATTACCGGGTGTGATGGTTATATGTCCTTGTCTTCGCCATTCTCCATATAAATCTTTAAACCGCTTTTCCTGTAAGGCGGCTTCCGGCAGGTAATAGAGTGTTTTGAAATAGTACTTATCCGATGTGGGAAACATAAAATTAACACAGGTAAGGTCGCTGGTACTTGACAAGTCAATACCGGCATAGCAATCCATATCCCGGAACTGTTCAAAGTCAAGATTAGCGGAAGCCTGCAAAATATAATGATCCGGTATCCATACGGTTTCCGAGTCACACCAGATATTGAAATTCTTTGTTTTAATGCCGACTTCTTCCGATGGAGCATTAACTGCTGATTGGACTTGTGTCTGTAGATATTGCGGTTTGACTGTAACTCCCAGATTAGGGTTACTCTTCTGCCACGTTTGCGGATCTTTCCAATCGTCCCCCTCATCAGGAGAAAAGATTCCGGCAAACAGTGCGTCGTTTTCTTTTAGTCCAGACAGCACCTCCGTGCACATTTCCCGGTACTGGTAACACGGTCCTAGCTTATCGAATCCGGCCGTAGTGATAATAACCGCCATCGGATTATCACGCATACCCTGTGAGGACTGGAGTACGTCTTTTAGACCTGTATTCTTTGCAGCGTGATACTCATCAATCAAATACATCGAAGCATTAAAACCGTCTAACTTTGAATCATCTGCGGCAAAGACCTGTAAAAGAGATAACATCTTTTCAAATTTGACCTTATCACGATAGGAAACAAGATCTTTTCCTTTCGGATCAATCCCTTTTGCGAATTGAGAGCAGAACTTGAATGCGATTTTAGCCTGTTCTTTAGAGTTAGCTGCCAGATCCACTTCTGCATCCATTTCTCCGTCAGCGATTAGATGATACAATGATAATCCGGCTGCAAAAGCTGTTTTCCCATTCTTTCGTGCAATCTCTATGTAGACATACTTCACAAGTCGTTCATCTGCCTCTTTGATATAGAACCCATAGATAGCCGCTATTACAAATTGTTGCCATGGTTGTAAGATGAACGGCTTTCCGGCATGACGTCCGGTGAAATGTCGAAGAATGGAAAAGAATTCTATAACTTCATCTGCTTTTTCCTCTTTGAATTCGTATCGATCATCCTCCATCATGGAGAAAAAACGTTCAGCAGCAAGCTGAATAAACTTACCGGATACGACTTTCTCGTCTATAACGTCTTGAGCGTATTTATAGTAAGCCTTTGTTTGCATTAACGAGTTTCTTTCTTACCCTTCAAATACGCCTCAAGTGGAGATTCTTCATTATCTCCCGCATTCATAGCTTTGATTTGCCCTTTACTTTTAGCAGTCAACCCATATTCTTTTGCCAGTTCTAGATATTGACTCCAATTCTCTTTGAGTAGATTCGCCTCCGGACGTTTCACCCATTCGCCTTTTAGATTCTTCATCGTCATTCCATCCTGCGCCAAGACTTCAACGCATTCCAGATAAGCATCATAAGCTGTGGCCATCCGGTGCAGCTGGGGAATATCGGCTATTTCCAGCTGACCTCTATCATTCAATTGCTTCACAAGGTCAGATATAATCTTTCGGGCTTCTTTATGCTTGATTGTTTCGGGTAATTTAAAGCTGATTTTCTTCTTTTTTTCCATGATTTTGACTCGTTTTATTATAAAACCATACGATTGTCAGACAGAAACGAGATATTTAACAAAACGAAACAGTTTGGCGTTTTTCAAAAAGTTCCGTGTGTGTGAATCAGGGTAGGGCGAGGTTTCCGAGCTCCATTTTCTCAAAATTTGACCCCATACCCCCTCCATAGCGCATTTAATGTTAATTTTAACTTAATTTTAAGAATACCACATTGAATTCATAGGGAAATCCCTATTTATTGCCCTAAACATTTGCACATATACAAATGATTATGTATCTTTGTAGTGTCAGATAAACAAAGTATTAACCCTTTAAAACAAAGTCATGAAAGAACTGAATGAACTTGAGCGAATTGAGTTCGAAATTGAAAAGGAGAAACAGAATCTAAGAGAGTGGAAACGTAAGGTGCTTATATTGGAAATAGAAAAAGAAGATGATGAAGCCCGTACTGATGCAATACTCGAAAGGATATCAGAACTCCTTGAAAGGAAAGAGAAATTAAAGAAGTAGTAATCGCCCCTCTTCGGAGGGGCATAACTCTAACAACGATATGAGAACATTGGAAGAAGATTTGTTGAAAATGGATAGTTTGCATGGAGATGAACTTGATGCACACTTGTATGAGATGAAGGCTTTGTATACCAAGCCAGAAGAGAAAGAAGCTATTAGAAAACATCTGGATAAAACTCTTGCCACAATAGCTAACAACGTTGAGAGTATTAGTAATCGTCTCACTATACGGGAACAGATGAATGAAATTATAGATTTAATCCCTGTGTCATACATCGCCAAGAACTACTTTGGCAAGAGTCGTGCTTGGCTGTATCAACGCATTAACGGATATAAGGTTAGAGGGCATGTGTATACACTTAATGAGAAAGAACTTGAAATATTTAATCGTGCCTTAAAAGATATTGGAAATAAAATCGGTTCACTTTCAGTTGGTTAATACAACTGTTATCTGACACCGCCTTTGCTTGTGGACCGTGCAAAGGCATTTGGGGGAGTAGCTATGTTCTACTCCCTTTTTTATTGTGCACTGCTTGATGACATTTTTTGCACAGACTCATAAGATTGTCATAGTCATAAGCTAAAAAAACACGTTGCACCGGATCATCCGTACTCATAAATGAAGTTATATGATGGATGTCTTCGGCTAGAGTTGTTTTGTTTTCTTTCAAACAAGTTTCACAGAGTGGATTACACGCAAATTTCCAGGCACGTAACCGACGCCAGCGATCGGAGTTATATATTTTCCGACGTTCAATGTCGTAATAGTTATCACTCTTCTTCTGTTGTTTTTGAGGCTTGTAAATAGTCGGCATAAGGTATTTCTTTTAAAAGTTTATTATCGTTGATGGCCTGATATTCTATCATTCGGAAGCGATAACAGAAATAATCTATCAACTCCTTATCGGTTGATAGACTAGAAGCCTTTTCATCTTGTGAGACAAAAACTACTGTATCTTGAAAAAGATCTTCTTTACTTTTAGAGCAGTATAGTCCTTGACCATGACTGACACACATAGCTCTCAAGCGATCATAATTGTGTGCAATCATGGTCATAACTTTAATGTTAACCTTTCCCCTTCTCGGTTCTCTCATTCTGTATCTTCCAGTTTCCAGATTCATCAATCAATTCTTCAAGACTACGGTTTACCATTCCTCGAATGATAATCGATGTACTAGTATGTGTTATTTTTGAAAGTTCATTCAAAAGCATCACACTACGTTCATCCAACCGAATAGAAATGCGTTTTTTATATTCCATTATTAGTATTTTATAGCCTCATCTTATTAAATCATTTTCTAAAAAACATATCTCCCGAAATGGACCGGGCTGTATCATCACCTGTTAACCGGATGTACCGGAAGAAGTTCTGCTCCGTCCGATGTCCCGTAAGATTCATTATCTCTAGCGTTTTCATCCGGCCGGTGAGATACATATTTGTCGCTGCACTTCTTCGGGCTGTGTGGCTACTGATAAGCTCCCACTTTTCACGGGTAACAGTAATAAGTCTACCACCTTTAGTATAAGAGTAAGTCACCAGATCATTCAAACCGATTTCCTTCATTATAACTTTCAGATACTTGTTGACGTATTGAATACACAACCCTCTTGGGATGAAACCACCATACTTGGCATAGATTTCCTTCACATAATCATGCGCCGGGACCTTGACATCTACATTCGTTTTCTTTGTCCGGATCACTATATAACCGTTTATCAGGTTCTGGCTTGTCAGTCTCGAATAGTCAGAGTAACGCAAGGCAGTAAGGCAACCGAGTATAAACATATCCCTGATTCTTTCCTTTGCTTTCCGCTTATCCTGCCTTTCAAACTTATAGTAATATATCCTAGTAATCTCATTCATTGAAAGGAATACCGCATTTGTAGGCTCACATTTCAAATCAATTTCATCATAGGTAACATCTACTGCATAGTTATATTGCGATGCTCGTCGAACAAGGGACTGAATCTTCTCGATATATCCGACTATCGTGTTATGCCGCAGACCTTGGTCCTCTAAGTAGATAATGAAATCGTCTAAGAATTCTGCTGTTACCGAATTGGTGAATATGTCACAATCAAATTCTTCAGAAAAGCCTTCGATGTGTTTGATTATAGCATCGTAGACTGCGGCATAATGTTCAGACTTGCGCCTGGATCTCTTTTCAAGTACTTCCCGGATGAAGTCAGTGAAGAATATTCCTTCAAGTGGCTTCTCCTGACGGAAGTGATTAATATAGTCCTTTCTCGCATGGCGGGTCGGGACCGGTTGTGATAATTGTAATGCTTTGGCCGTATCATTTTAAAGGGTTATCATTGTCGTCCTTATCTAGGGAAGAATCCCCGCTTATCTCTATTCCATCATCACAGACTTCGTTTTCACAGAATGTTTCCTTTTGATGAAATTCACACCAGCCATCACCGAATGAATCTTCATTGGTAAATAGCTTACACTCGCTGCATACTTGATCTTTGTTCATCACTGTATCGATTAGAATTAAACTTCCTTTTGGGTTATCAACATCTCTGCCTTGTATCGTTTTCCCTTATGAGTAAACTCGGTGCTTAATGTCGTTTTTGCTGAATTAGCATCTATCGCCATGCTAGATATAGTAATAAGGCTAAATTGTCCTATTTTGAGCTTATCTTCTGACTTGGTACTATTGATATATTCAGATAATTTGATATCGATCTGCTCTTGAGACAAAGGTTGATTGGCTTGCCATTTGGCACCAGCCACAAAATCTTTTTGCGTCTCTTTGTATAGAACGTCTCTATCATCAGGATCATATAGCCCATCAGCGTATTCTTTTGCTGCTTTCTCTAATGTCTGTTTCATACTTCTATTTTTTGAGGGTTATTTATTAAAGAATTTGAGAAGTCTATCGGCTTCCCTTTTATCCCTGCCAACATAAATAACATTGTTAATCTTCCGTTTACGGATAATATATGCTGGTCTATTCATTACCTCAAAGTAGGCAAGCCGATAGCTTTCTTTGAGAGAAAAAGACTTATCAGAAGGCTTTTGTCTACGACAGACAAACTCTCCTTTTTTTGTATTTCTTTTCTTCATTCCTGATTTGATTTGAATTATTCCCCTTCTGATAATTTCTTTCCGCAAAATGGGCAGAAAGGATAAGCAATAGATATAGTACTTTCGGTTTTATTGAATGTACCATCTTTTTTCTTATTCCGGTAAGTTGCTTCAATTACTGGCTTCTTCTCAAAGGAAGGCATGGCATACATATAATTTAAAGAAGCGTTAGGATCGCCAGTCTTTTCTTTCAAATTCGCTTCTACTTTTTCAAAACAATCACACATAGTTGTTATATTTAGAATATTGTACATCAAACTTCAATCTCAAACTGCTCGCTCTTTGCAGATGGCATACATTCAAGCAAAGACGAATTTACGGAAACATAATAGACACCATTATTTTCAAATGGAAGCCAATGGAAATAACGCCCGGTTTCTTCGTGCATCACCGGAATACCAAACTTGCCAAGAGGTTCACCATCTATGCCTCGAAACTTTTCGCGCCATTTATCAATAAACTCTTTCCCTTCCTTCTTTCGTTTATTTATTTTCCAACATGGGTGTTCTTTGTCCTCATTATTTGGAATCAGTTTTTCAGGGATAAATGTTTTATCATCAAATCCAATAAGTGTATAAAGCCATTCGGCGGTTATCCCGAACACCCAACCGTAACCAATAGCATCAGGTCGAGTTCCACAATATTCCTGTACCATATCTTTTGCTTCTTCATGTTCACGTAGAAGCTGTTCATTCATTTGCTTCAGCAGCTTTTCAAGCTCTGAACCTTGTTTTGCTATTATCTTCATTTCGAAGTCGTTATTCACCAAACAATTTATATCCATTGTCCCACACAGAGTCGGTTCTCCATTGCCAAAATTCTTGTGGAGTACAAACTACTCCATCTTCAAGCACCATCATCCCCATTCGCATTGTCATCCACTCATCTGGGGTAAAATGTCGATGGGTAACTTTCAACCCTGCTTGCATAGCCTGTATTGCTTCTTCTTTATTCATATCTGTATTGGTATTGAATTATTCTTCATTCGACAAATACAACTTCATCCCCTTTTTAGTCAAACCTAATACGTGAGTATCGTCCGCCCATTCGTTGGCAATTCGCATATAATCAGCTGGGCAGCCATTATACAGTTTGACTGTATATTCACCGTCCGGTGGCATAGAATCATCCCCATATCCAGCCACAAGTTTCTTATCAAAAGCCATCAAATCACCGTAGCAATTAACAAAGTAAATGCCTGCCTTCTCACATTCTTTATATGCTTTCTTTAGCTTATTGAAAGCCTTTTTCTGCTCGGTTGTTAGTTCACAGACCGAGTATAAATTTGTATCCATAATGTTCCTTTCTTTATTGTATTGAATATTATTCGATTGAATATAATGCCTGCATACATTCGAAGGGAAAAGATGAATTTAATGCGTCGTATACTTCTTCTGGTATACCGTCTTCACTTTCAAAATTACCTTCGATACTTTCAGAGCCAAATGCTGTTGCAACATGCTTCTCTTTATACTCTTTACCGTCAATGATTACGGTACTCTCCCAGCCATCAGGAGTAATTTCGATTTTTATCTTATTCATGTTATCTCTTGATTTTTTTTAATGAATCACATATCTTTCTTCTATTACTTTCTATTATTTAACCAATCTAAAGCTGCTTGCATACTACCAACATAATCTGCATTATAAATATAAGCGACTTCTTCGCCTACCTTATATTCCCGGTCATTGTCTGTTTCGCCTAGAATAAACTCCATACCTGTAGTTCCCAGCCGAAATACGCCTACACAGTAGGTAATACCTTCACGTTTCTTGCTCTTTTTGAGAGCTAAAAGATAAATTCCTTGTTTTTCTGAATCCATAAGATTACTCCTTTTTAATTTGTTTTTTTATATACATATAATACTCCGACATGGATAAGGGATGCATGCAACTACTTCCCATTGATGGAGATTTCATATTTACACCGATATTAAAACGGAGATTCTTTTGTTTCTTCTTTTGTTTCTTCTTTTGTTTCTTCTTTTGTTTCATCCCTTATTAGTTATGATTAAAATGGTAAATCATCTTTTGTATCATATTTATCCAAAAACGCCTGCGCATCCTTTACTTGCCTACCTGTATATTCATCAGGACTATTCACTATACGCAAGCTGTTTTCATACTCCTGAATGCCAGCAGCTAGGAAGTCTTTACTGTCTACAAACTGCTTTGCCTTTTCAAGTACATCGACGGCTTTCTCACCGTCACCGACTTCCAACTCAATACCAACTACTTCATTCTGGTAATTACCAAGATTGAAACATTTTTGATAATAAATCTTTGTTGCTTTCATTTTCTTTATTCTTCAGTTACTATCTGGGGATGCCATTCAACAGGAACTTTCGCCCACTTTCTATATACTTCATCAAATCCTTGTAAATCATCGAACATATCCATTTTACACTTATCAGCAGTAACTAATGAGGCAAACTCTTTAAAATATCGGTCCGCACACTTGACAAAGTCATTATGAAGTTTTTTAAGATTACCAAGTAATAACCCTTTAGCGATCATTACATCAGATGCTTCTTCAATCAAGTTGTTCGCTTCACAATTCAAGAGATGAGCGGCTGATAATAACATGTTCACTCTATCCATACTTCCATCCTTTATTGCTATATTTATTAAATCTTGCTTTGGTCTCATAATTATTTATCTACATTTTTATCTGTTCAATACGATGAGCTTTAACTTCATTATACCAGTTATTTTTATATTCTCTAGCCTCAACAGTAAAAGCAACTTTTACCTTATCTCCAATTTTAGGAGGATTCTCTATCGGTCCATCGAAACTATACATAGCAAAACGCATTTTACTGTGATATCTTTCATTGGTTTCCATAACAAACTCCCTCTTCTCCCACTCTTTCCCATTTTTAGTGTTCCCGCTGGTAGTTGGCAATTCTACCAATATTTTGCCTTCTGTTTCACATTTCATTATTGTATTGTTTAAAAAGGTTTATCCTCCGATGAGGCTGACGGATTAATATGTGGAATATCCAATAAGTCATAAAACTGTGTAGTTTCTGCATTGAATCCACATATGAATTTCCATGTCCCAATACTACGTCCCTTAGCTATGTCAATCATTGCTGTATTTTCTGTTGATACATTAGAAAAAGGTTCCGGGTACTTTTTGTCCCTTCCGTAATGCTCTGGGCGATATAAAAGCAGGACAACATCTGCAGCTTCTGTTATCTGTCCGCTTCCACGTATTCGACTTATAGACGGGGCTACATCGACTTTATCACGACTTAATTGAGATAAGGCTAGTATCCATATTCCAAGATCTTTTGCTATATTTTTCAATCTCCGCGCAAAGATGCCTAGTTGCATTTCGTCTCCTGAACCGCTATTACTATTTGCAGAAAGGATCTGTAAATAATCGACAATGGCTCCATCTATATCATATCGTTTTTTCATCATCCTTATACTGGATATTATTGAATCAATCGTAGAAGTGCTTTTTCCATCGAAATAAAGAGGAAGATTGTAAATAGGCGCAAGTCCTTTATCTACCATGGAGAATTCCTCTGCTGTCAATTGTGCACTTGCTATACGTACTCCATTCACTCCGCTTGTTTTACTCAATATACGCTGTGACAACTCAACCGGCGACATTTCCATTGTGTAAAACGCCTGTTTTGCACCTGCTATAGCTGCATTTACACAGAAGCTAGTTGCTAGAGACGTCTTGCCCTGTGAACTGTCGGCTGCTATCACTGTCAAATAACCAGGCTTTAATATCCCTTTTCTATCAAGTTCACGAAATCCGGTAGGAGTACCTGAAGAAGCATCAGGGTTATTTATATTATTCTGGATTATTTTGTAGGCTCCTTCAAGGGCTTCACGCAAAGTTATCACACCAGAAGTCTGATCTGAATATATACCATCCAGAGCATTTCTTACTTTTTCTATAATTTCGAAAGGATCCTCTGTGACACATGGTATCAAACTTAATGCATTTTTGAGATTGTCTTCAATTTGACGCCTGGCACTAGCATCTTTCAGTATAGCAGCATGCTCGTACAGGTTCGTATAAACTCTTTGACCCACGATTTCAAAAAACAAAGGAGTATCCTTCTCTTCATTTATTCTCCCCCTTAGCTCGCGTTTTACTACCATGAAATCAAATTTCTTACCTTTCTTATCCAGCTCTTTTATAATCTTGAATATCTGTTTATGAAAGTCATGATAAAAACATGCCTCATCCAAAATACTACTGACTTCTACAAGCTTATCAGGGTCATTCAATAGCGTTCCAAGTACTAGGCGTTCTTCATCCAGATCGTAAAATGCTATTCTTTCATTCCGTTTCATTGTTGATTTTCGGTTTTAATCCAATTTAATACAGTCCTATACAGGCTAGAGTATTGCTTCCGCTTATCTTTCCTATTTTCAATTTGAGAAATAACATCAGCGATTTGTTTTTCTGTATAGGTTTCCATTAATCTATCGAGTTCCTTCTCCGTTATCTGGTTCATGTTCTTTGGATTGGCGCAATAAGGAGCATTATCCTTTATCCAAGCCTGAAAACTTAAAAATTTAGGAGAGAGAGTGGAGCCGTTAGGCTCGTTTTCTTTCTTATCCGCGTTAGCGGATTCTTTCTTATTATCATTTACATTAACATTATCATATACATTGGGTTCCACTTTGGTTTCCATTTGGTTTTGCGATGGTTCTTTGGTGGTTTGATTTTGGTTATTATTTGGTTTCAAATTGGTTATTGTTTGGTTATTGTTTGGTTTTGAATTGGATTCATCTTGGTTCCCTTTTGGGGGCCTACCTCCCTTCAAACCATTCTCAAACTTTCTATTATTCGCATTTATTTGAGGTATAACCATAGCTAGCATGGCGTTCGTAATCGGCTTTAGTGATTCAGTCGTTTCTCCGTATAGACCATACTCAATTATGGCCGTGAGCACTTCTCCCTGCATCTCTCTCGGCAAATTCTTGATTGCCTCCAACCAGCTTTTATAAAAAACAAATGATTCTCTTTCCATAATCAGGCCACTACAAACACAACAGGAGTTTTATCAGGACGCAAATGCCCCATACAGAATTGACTCAACATACATTTCCTGGCACCTTGCCTTTTATCATAACTACACCCATTGCATCCACATGCAGAGACCTTAGCCTGTAGAGACTTATTTCCATATAGAGTCAATGGAGCTCCCCCAACTTTCAACCATTTATAATCATTCTTGTCCATAATCATTTATTTATAAAGTGTGAGCATAATCGGATCCCAATAGACCTATTACATCCCCAAATAGGGCAATATACCATAAAGTTATTTTCCGGACCAGCACGCTTACAAGCGCGGCAATCACATTTGATTTTTGTCTGTATCTTCTTTACCATGACATTTCTTACTTCTTAATAAGGTTAGTTTAGTAATGATGGCTCTTGAGGTTGTTATTGTGCCTGCATCAGAACGATGAAGTAATGTGCTTTTCTTTATCCCTACTTCATCCTCATCCAAATAATCAAAAACAGCACTCAATGAACCAAAAGCATAGCCTTTCTTTCGAAAGATTAAATACACATATATGATTTTCATAATTCAAATAGTTCCATATGTTACTTATTTGGAACTATGCGATGAATCTTCTTACGAATTTTATTGCATCTACGTATCAAGTCACGGGCTGGAGAACAGGGAGATGTACGCTTCTCTATTTCTCTGGAGCATTGACATAACAGTCGATCAATTGCTCGTATATCCGTTTTGCATAATTCCGGCATAATATCAATCCATGTTTTTTTCTTTCATTAGGCGTTTAGTCTCCTTACGATAATAATCAATCATCGCCTTATACTCAAAATCAGATATCTTGTTTATCTGGTTCTTCATAGACTCCAACATGAGTACAACAGACTCACCATACTTGGATATTAATCCACGTCGATACCCCTGTAAATTACCTTCGTCAAATCGATTACATGAACGACATTGAGCATTACAGTTCTTCTCATTGAACCGTGTAGCCATATGTTTTCTATTGATGTAATGTCCACAATCCGCTTGTTCATATGGAAGTAGTCTATTACATGATATACAGATGAAAGTACCATCTTTTCTCATATCACGCACTCGAATAAACTTGCTAAACACTATGTCCAGCTTAACCATGAGGCTATTTTTACTTGGTTTTGCCTTTTGTAACATTGGATTGGAGTATTTTGGAATATTGTTCTTCACTACGAAAACGGATAGCATGCCGATACCATACCCCATTTTGGGCCTTATATGTACAGTCTGAATAATCAATGTCAGCCACTTTGGAGATTATAGCATCAGAGGAACCGGGATCCCAGAATATAGATAAATGACCTATAAGAGGTGTTTCTTCTATATGTTCGCTCTCTTGACAGAAAAACATATTGGGATTCTCTTTTGAAAAAGAGATAATCAGTTTATTGTCGGTAGCCTCAACCGAAACATAATTGCTTCCATTGGGAATGTTGAAAGATTGTTTACTCATGGTCTAATATTTTTTTGAATCATAATATTTTTGATTAGCGATGTACTCTTTTACTACATCTTCTTGAGAGGCACGACAACCTAGACTGTCGTGTATGTACTGATACTTCTCTGCGCTCATGCCGGATAATACATCATCATTATACTCTGTCCTTCCAGCATAGATGCAGCCTGCTATTGTCACTACGGCTACGACTATTGTTAGCAAGTGCTTGCTGATCCTATTCATACTCGAGTGTAATTTGGGGGTATAGCATAACGTAATACATCAGAACCTTTACATTCCCACCGGCCATTCTTTTTATCGGTAGTCTTTATGAAAGCGATCTTTTTTTCAGCAGCCAATCTTTCTAGCCGCCTACGTCCTCCTACTAAGACGGAAGCCTGATTCTTACTGAATGTTACACTTTCAGCAGCCATCATAATTTCTTGTAGTCTGTCCATGGTTATATCTCCTCTTTTCATTAAGGGCGCATCTTTAAAATGAAGTTTAAAATCGTCACATTTAATACTTTATTTTATAAATACTAAAGACGCGCCCTAATTATTATTACTTTTGTGATGTCACATTTAAAATTTTATACTTATGATTACTCTTATTACCCCAAAATTAAAAGACGATCTTTTGGCTGATTTATTATCCGTCGGCAGTATGAATGTCCAAAATGATATTCATTCTTGCGCTAAAGAATTCAATACTACATCAGATATAGTTGAAGCTGTATATGATCAGTTTGAAGAAATGAGGCTGTTAAAGCAAACTAAATGTCTTGGCGGAACAATAATCTTCCAATTAACAGCTAGAGCACATGATCTTTACAGCCATGGCGGCTTTGCTGCTCAAGAAGAGATATTGAAAGCCAATATTCAGAAATTAAGTGATGAATTGGATTTTCTTGCAAAACAGCTTTCTCCAAATTTGTGCGAGAAAGCTGCCTCGCTTTCCACTATTGCGGCCAATATTGCGGCTGTCCTTGGACTCTTCAAGTCCTAAAAGAAAACATTCCAAATTTCTTATTGGGTCCTTTGATGCTATATACATCTTAGGGC